GTTCTACAATAATTCTACAGGCAGCAAAATGGCAACATTCAAGGCAGAGGTGTATGCCCATCAGAAAAAGGCTGATGGCACTTATAACATCAAGATCAGAGTAACGCAAAACCAGCGTAAGAGATACCTGGCTACTCCCTGGTACGTGACAAAGGATGATCTTACCAGATCACTGAAACTGAAAAACCAGAGGTACATTGATATGACTGAGGATCTTATCAGGCAGTACCGCTACAGGTGTGATCAGCTGGGTACCAGGATTAAGGGTATGACCGTTGATGAGGTGGTGGCTTTCATTGAAAAGCCTCTGGAGGAGCACTGGGATCTGGATATTGTCGAGTACACCAGGCAGCATATCAGGAGGCTCCAGGAAACAGGGCATGAGGGTAACGCCCAGACCTACCTGGTGGCTATAAACAGCCTTATCAAGTTCCTGGGTAGGGATAAGGTGAGCATTAAGGAGGTGACTGTTAAGATGCTCAGATCCTGGGCTGACTGGATCCTGGATAAGGGTAGATGCACGAAAGGGTTTGCGCCTCACAACTATCTTTCAAAGCTAAGGGCAATTCATAACATGGCAAAAAAGGAGTTCAATGATGAGGATGCTGGAGTGATCAGGATCCCAAACTCTCCTTTCTCACATATAGATCTGCCAAAGGAGCCAGTGCCAGAGAAAAGGGCTCTTACCCTGGAACAGATGAGAAAGCTGCTGTCTTTGCCCTACATCACCAGTCCATATCCTAACACCAACAGGTACAACTTTGCCCTGGATCTGTTTATCCTGAGCTTTGGGCTGGTGGGGATGAATCTGGTGGATATGTACTACTGCGAGGACTGCAAAGGAGGTAGGATTACCTATGAGCGTACCAAAACCAAAAACAGGAGGGCTGATCGTGCCAGGATCTCCATCAAGATCCAGCCTGAGATCCAGGAACTGGTGGATAAGTATAGGGATCCGTCTGGTAAGAGGGTGTTCAAGTTCTACAGGATGTACTCCTCCATGAGCACCATACATAAAGCTATCGGTTATGGCATGAAAAAGATTGCTGAGGATCTGGGGATGGATAAGCTGGATTTCTATTCTGCCAGACACACCTGGGCAACCATAGCACAGAATGATGCTGGAGTGGATAAGTGGACTGTACACACAGCCCTCAACCATGTGGATGATGAGACGAAGATCACAGATACCTATATCAGAAAGAGCTGGGATCCTATAGATAAAGCCAACAGGAAAGTACTTAACCTGGTGAAGATAAAGAGGTGTTTCAAGGATCCAATTTTGCCTAAGCAAAAATAATGTTTTGCCTAAGCAAATTTTGTAAGTATCTAATAATCAGATAGCAAATTTTTCATTTTGCCTAAGCAAAATTTCTAATTTGCCTAAGCAAACGTATTTTGCTTTAATTTTGCTTACCATTTTGCTTACGTTTTGCTTGCACTTTTGCCTAAGCAAAATTAAATTTGCCTAAGCAAAAAAAGCCGTTTGCCTAAGCAAAAATCATAACTATCTGATAATCAATACCAATTTTTTTTATTTTGCCTAAGCAAAAAAAGCCGTTTGCCTAAGCAAAATTAAATGTAAGTTATCTGTGGGTATATATATTATATATAA